ATGCTCTGCTGTAATAGTAGCGCGGGATACGCTTAAAGCATGCCTACGTGAACTAGCTCTACATCCAGAACAAACTGATTTACAATATCGTAGCAAAATAACAGATCTTGGTCTTCGCGTTACTAATCTAATTCCAGGAGAATTGTTTGTGCCTGATACAAGGTATTCAACACTTCTTGCTATTAAGAATATGGATTGTGAAAATCTAGGTCTGGACTGTGACGCTTAAGATAGTCTCATTAGAAAACCACGTAATTGGGTCAATCCGTCAATACCGGTCCACCAAGCCCTGGAAATTTCTAGTAATCTAACGAGCGCGACACCGCATTTACTCTAAAATCGATATTTGATGTCATTAGTCTAATTAACAAACCACGCAACTATGTCAATCCGTTAATACCGGTCCAATAGGCCCTGGAAATTGTTAGTAAATGAACATCAAATATCTAACCGTATAATGGTAATAGTCTAATTACTAAACCACGCAACTATGTCAATCCGTTGATACCGGTCCAATAGGCCCTGGAAATTAGTAGTAATTACTATTATACGTTCACCCTGCTCATTGGTTTAATTGAGCATCTATGTTGCTATGTGATCTTGCATAATAAATGCTGACGTGAAAACGTTATGCACTGCTGTAGCAATAGGTTAGCTATTTAGCTTTACTAATCAAGACGCCATCGTGCAGCCCACAAAAGTCTAGATACGTCACAAAAGCACATACGCTAGGTCGCGTTGATGCTTTTTAAATATGACCTGCAAATATAAATGAAAACGTAACAACCAAAGTACAACAACAAATCCTATCTTTCAGCTCAGAAGGTGATTCCCCGTCGTCATCTACTGTTTTAGCACCGCTTAAATTGCAAAATCCAATTCTGGACTGTGCAAGGGATGGAAGGACTCATACAGTCAATTCATTTCTTGAGCGGCCTATTAACTTTAGAACGGCTACGTGGAGTAATCAAGCCGCTGGAAGTAGGTTATTTTCTTTTAACTATCCTTCGGATGTGGTGAAGAATTCCATGTATAGTAGAAAATTGCAAAATTTTCTCGGTTTGCGAGCTGACTTAGTTGTTCGCGTTCAAGTTAACGCGCAACCATTTCATGCTGGTAGATTAATGCTATCGTGGACTCCTTTTCTTAATTCGTTGGGTGTTAGTAGAAAATATTATTACACTGACCCTACACCATCGTTTTTAACCTGTATTAGTGGTAATCCTCGTGTTGAAATAGATTTATCTACAACAACAGAAGCTACCATGACTATACCTTTCGTGTCCCCTTTTCTGTATTACAATCTGGTGACGGGGACGGGCGATATTGGAACTTTCCAATTAATCGTTTATTCTCCGTTGGTGGATTTGGTATCGGGAGGGAACATAGACTACACAATATGGGTTAATATGACTAACTTACGTACTGAATTTCCTACTGGTATGCCAACTTCTTTCGCTCAAGTGGGAGAAGAGGGTAAACAACAACAGAAGCAAGGTTTCGTTACACGTCAGGCTGAAGCTTATTCTACTATTATGGAACCACTCACCAAGATACCAGGTGTGGGCCAATTAATAGGATATGCTAAATCCGGCGTTGACGCTCTGCACGCCGTTGCTGCAACTCACGGTTGGTCAAAACCGCTTAATCCGGCGGACATGCAGCTATTTAAACAAGCTCCGTCTCGGTTTATGTGCAATTCTGATGGTTCGGATATGGCAACTAATTTGGGTTTAACAAGCCAAAATGAAATTGAACATCTCCAATCACTCTTTCGCACAGACTCCGATGAAATGTCTGTTGATTACGTGGCTAGAACATATAACTATGTAGGAAGATTCAACTGGAAAAAGGGAGATAGTCCTCGTGCTGTCCTTTATAATCATGTAGTGTCACCCACTGCTTGGTTTGATAAGGTCGGCGTAACTGGATTATCTATCCCACATTTATACTTTGCCGCTTCTAACTTTGTGTTATGGCGTGGCGGTATAAATGTAAAACTAAAATTTGTCAAAACAAAATTCCATTCTGGTCGTATACGCATTATTTACGTACCCGGCTTTTTTGGTGGAATTTTGCCCGTTAATTTTGAAACTGACGCTAACTACTCCACTGTGGTAGATATTAGATCTGACACAGATGTAGAATTTAACGTCCCTTACGTGGCCACTGTGCCTTGGTTGCACATCAACTCCACTCCATGGGTTACTAGTTTTAATCAAACTCATGCTTGTGGGTCGATTGTAGTCGAGGTTCTCAATGAACTCGTAAATACATCTACTGTGTCTGATACTATCGAAGTTATAGTTGAGGCGTGTGCTGCAGAGGATATCGAATTCGCTATCCCTATAGTACCCGCTTTAGCACTTCGTGCGCCACCTAACGCCACAAGTAGTAAAGGTGTCTTAGACATTATTACGAGTATGGCGCAAGTAGGAACAGATACAGGCGACACACCGTCAGAGGTAGCTCGTGAAGAACCAACAAGTTTTAACGAGGTACCGCTGCAACCAACTACGACAACTTATAACGCATCTATGCTGATGATGGGTGAAAAAGTTACTAGCTTTAGACAACTTATAAAACGGTTTTCCGCAGTAACACCACCCACTCAGAATAGATACTGGGAATTCAAACAGCCTTTTTGGATTAATCCGAATCGGTTTGAAGGATTAACACGTGAGGGTGCGTACGACATCGACGGTATTTCATGGTTTGCAAGCTTATATGCATTCTACCGCGGTAGTATGAGGTATAAAATTGCACCCATTGATAATGCTTCGCCCCTTGTGGTGGCTCTTAAGCCTAACTCCTTATATGCCGGTATTCGAACTATCGACATAGATGGTACTTGGGCTTATCCCGATTACAAGGGTGCTGAAGTGTTTATGACACCAAAC